CGCCTATGAATCAGTACCTGATCATATTCGTGCTGGTGTCACCAGCTACAACAAAGGTAGTTTGGAATTTGACAACGGCTCACGTATAGTGTCGGCAACAACCACAGAAAATACCGGTCGTGGTATGAGTATATCATTACTATACGCAGACGAATTTGCATTTGTTCGACCCACAATTGCCACAGAGTTTTGGACTTCTATCAGTCCCACACTGGCCACTGGTGGTAAAGCAATTATCACAAGTACTCCCAACAGTGACGAAGACCAGTTTGCTCTGTTATGGAAAGGCGCCAATCGTTGTGAAGACGAATTTGGTAATCCTACTGAAATTGGTGTCAATGGCTTCAAAGCCTATCGTAGCTTCTGGAATGAGCATCCTGACCGTGACGAATCTTGGGCAACACAACAACGTGCGGCCTTAGGGTCAGATCGTTTCCGACGTGAAATGGATTGTGAATTCATCATCAATGATGAAACGCTGATTGCCCCAACCACATTAATTGACTTACAAGGTGTAGACCCAGTTTATAAAACTGGTGAAGTCAGATGGTATCAACGAATAGATCCTGAAAAAATCTATGTTGTTGCACTTGATCCTAGTCTGGGCACCGGCGGTGATCCAGCGGCAATTCAGATATTTGATGCAAACTCTACACTACAGGTTGGAGAGTGGAGACATAATAAAACTGACATTCCTGGACAGGTTAGAATACTAGCTGATATTATTCGACACATTAACGAAACTGTGCGAGATCCAAAAAGTATATATTTTTCAGTAGAAAATAACACCATTGGAGAAGCCGCACTAATTTCTATTGCTGAATACGGAGAAGAAAACATACAAGGCTATTTCCTTAGTGAACCTGGAGTTAGTGTTAGTCGTAGATTCCGTAAAGGATTTAACACAACCAACAAGTCAAAGCTATCTGCTTGCGCCAAGTTAAAACATCTGGTTGAATCAAAGCGCATGAAAATCAACAGTAAAAGCCTGATCAGCGAACTTAAAAACTTTGTTGCGTCGGGCGCAAGCTATGCGGCAAAACTGGGAGAAACAGACGATCTAGTGATGTCAACCTTGCTGGTGGTTAGAATGATGCAGTTATTGCAGAGTTATCACCAGAATCTTGATGATCAAATGCGCGATCACCAGGACGTGGTAATCGAACCGCTGCCGTTTGTTATGACAATGATGTAATAAATATAAGATATGAATCAGAATACGCCAGCTACAGAACTTAACGACTTACTAGTCACACGCAACCTTGATCCTGAATTACTGGATAATTCAGGCAAGCCTGTTTCTGACCCTAATCAAACAGAGATCTTTAGCTTTGATTGGAAAACAGAAAATAAAAACTACGGAACTGTGGTTGTTTTACTAGGCCCTAACAATACACTACAGGTGTTTTTTGGGGACAATGTTGGCCGCACCATGGAAGGTGATGATAAATCTGATTGGTACAAGTTCCTAGAACAGCTTAAAAATTTTGCAACTAGAAATTTATTAAGTTTTGAGTTGAACAATCTAAGCAGATTAAAGTACACCATGCAAGGTATGGCAGCCATCAAAGAAGGCTTGTTTGAAGGCTACTACGGTAAAAAGAACATAAGCTACAGTGACCAGCCTATGGAAGCACGACTAATGATCAAGCACAGCCGTGACATTGCAGAAGGCGAAGCACGATTCCGGGCCATTGAAAGTTTGTTTGTGGAAACAGCAGATGGCAGTCGATACAAGTTGCCACATAAGAATCTCATGTGCGGCAAGGTCATGGCCAGACATTGTTCCGAAGGCGGCCATCCTTACGATGCACTTGGACAGCACATCAACGGCATGGTAGTAGAACTAAACACTTTAGGTAGATTTATTCGTGCCGCACGACACAAAAACCTAAACAATGATGCCATTGGTATGGTTGAGTCGGCAGTAAGACATTATACTGAACTCAAGAACAAAGCCAAACACATGATCAGCCGTCGTGGATATTTAGAAACACGTGACACATTTGACCCTGCTGAAATTAGCGAAAAAGATCATGCAGTAGAATCCATACGTGACCTGTTTGTTGAACAATCAATAGACCAGCGCATAGAAGAAGCGTTACCAATTCTGGCAAAATTAGCCAATAAGGAAGATAAAATGAAAGAAGTAGATCAATTTGAATCATGGGCCGACAACGTCATGGAGGGCACCTGGGCATTACCTGACACGCCTGAATCAGACGCAAAACTTAAAGAATTAATGAGTAAGCCGTTGATTGTGGGTGCTGATGCAACCAATGCAACAGAACAATTGTATGACCTAGTTGGTGATGACATCTTGTTTGATCGTTTGAATGACCTAGCTGACCGAGACCCCAATGCTGACTGCTGGGAAGATCCCGAAGTTATCAATCGTCTAGGTGAGCTTGGTATTGATATTACCGCTACAGTGGGTCCAGACTCTGGTGAACAAGGTGTGGCGGAAGGAACCAGACAAGGTATCATGCTCAACGGTAAAGAAGTTGACATGCGTAGCTTAGAAATTGAAAACGTTGATTCTAGAGACTATCCAGATTTTAGTGATGCATATATTGGCCGTGCTTCATTTACTGACGGAACAGATCTAAGTGATCAAGAAATGGACCAACTAAACGACGAGCATGGCGATCTTGTACATGAGTTGGCCTACGACAGTTTGCATGAATCAGATCTTGGCGAAGACATTGACACCGATGGCGTAATGATGACCAAGTCCAGCAACATGAGCAGTGAAAGCGTTGAACGTATGCGTCAGTTGTCAGGATTAAACGAAGGTTGGAAAGGCGAACTTGCAGGCGGAACAGCCGGCGGTGTCAGCGGAACAGTTGCTGGATCAGCACTGGGTGCATTAGCAGGTGGACCAGTTGGCGCCGCAATTGGTGGTGTAATTGGCGGTGCCGCTGGCGGAACAGCTGGACAAATGGCCGGTAGAGAACTAAGCAAAGAAAACAAACTGTCAGAAGCACAGCTTGATGAGATTGCTCCTATTGTTCCTGCATTGGCCGCAGGTGCAAGAATGTTGCTACCAATACTGTCTCGTGTTGGCCCGGCACTGGGTCGTATGGCATCCAAAACAGGCAAAGCTGGTGCTGATGTTGCTGGAAAAGCAGCCACAGGAGTTGGTAAAGGTGCTGTGGAAGTTGGTAAATCAGCCGCACAAGCAACAGCTCAAAATGCCGGCAAGGTTGGTGTTGGCGCCGGCATATATTCCATAGCAGATGAAATTGCTAAATCCATTCCACAAGGAATGAACAAAGTTTATACAGATGCAAAAGATGCTGCCAGCGCATTAACCAGTATTGTTGGCAATGCAGTTGACAGTAAAACTATTGGTGAGCTAGCAATGGCCGCCGCCAAGTATGCAATACCATTAGGTTTGCTATTGGCTGTACTGTACGGTGGCAAGAAACTTATTGATCAGGTAATGAGCGAAGGTGCCGATGACACCAATATGGGTGCTCTTGGCAAAATGGTTGGCTCGGGCACTCCAAACCCAAGTGACTTTGTACAAGGATTTAAGAAAACATTTGAAGAATCAACATCACTACAAGGCCAATACGGACACTCTGGTAAACTACAGAAGTTTGATGATATGGAGCAAGATGTTCTAAGCCGATTGCGTCAACTGTCTGGCATGATGAAATCATAAAATAGTTATTAGAGCAAATGCGTCATAAATATCATTGACGCTGACACTAAAAGCGTGTACACTACAACAGTGACACGCTTTTTTATTAGCATCACAGGCAACTTAGAAAACATTTTATAACACTTAGAAAGGCAACTTAAAATGGCATCATTATCAGAAATCCGCGCACGTCTCTCAGCCGCAGAGTCAAACAAAGGCGGTCAATCATCAGGCGGCGACAACGCAATCTACCCACACTGGAACATGGACGAAGGAGCAAATGCTACTATTCGATTCTTACCAGACGCAAACTCTAAAAACACATTCTTCTGGGCCGAACGAGCCATGATTCGACTGCCATTCAATGGCATCAAAGGAGAAATGGATTCTAAACAGGTCATGGTACAAGTGCCCTGTGTTGAGATGTGGGGCGACGCTTGCCCAATCCTGGCAGAAGTACGCACATGGTTCAAGGACAAGAGCCTTGAAGACATGGGTCGTAAGTACTGGAAAAAACGCAGTTACATTTTCCAAGGCTTTGTTCGTGAGAACCCAATTGGTGACGACAAGACACCAGAAAATCCTATCCGTAGATTTATCATTGGTCCTCAAATCTTTAACATTATTAAAGGTGCATTGATGGATCCTGAACTAGAAGAAATCCCAACAGATTTAATGCGTGGCCTAGACTTCCGTGTTAGTAAAACCAGCAAAGGCGGTTACGCTGACTACAGTACGTCTAAGTGGGCACGTAAAGAATCTGCACTGACAGAAGCAGAACAAACTGCCCTTGAATCACACGGATTGTTTGATCTTGCCAGCTTTTTACCCAAGAAGCCTGGTGAAGTTGAATTGAAAGTAATGAAGGAAATGTTTGAAGCAAGTGTAGATGGCAAGCCATACGATCTCGAACGTTGGGGTCAATACTTCCGTCCAGCAGGTGTACAAGCACCTGCAGGTAGTTCTACTGAAGTCGATGAGGATACACCTGCTCCGGTAGCAAAGGCAGCACCTGCTCCAGCACCTACTGCTGGTTCATCTCCGTTTGACGACGAAGACACACCGATTGCCACAGCACCTGTTGCTAAACCTGCAGGCGGACAAAATGCACAAGACATTTTGGCAATG